TCTGTAGTATCAAAAGACTTTTGTTCGTCATCTGTGAGATTACGATCTTCAGCCTCAGCTACATTAATAAGAGCTGTCATTTCATCCAATGAAACTTGACGCTCCTCTCTTAGTTGCTTTAGTGTTTTGTTCACTTTTTTAATTTTAATAGTTTTAACTTACTCTTTCGAGTCTTTACATTGTCCTTAGATATTTCTTTATGATGGTCTAAAGATCGGACAGCTGCGCTAGTTTGTGGATAAGCTGGCCTAGTAACTAAGCTAACATCAATTATTTTTTTTACTTCCTTGACTTCTCTTACAAATCCTTTGCTATCTTCAACCCATTTATCTTTATCTACATAAAACCCAAAACTCATTTTAGAAATATCTCCTCTTTCCATAAGCTCAATAGTGTCTTTTGCAGCTTGTGTATTTGGCATTTTTATCTCAGATACTAAGCCTCTCTCATCTACAGAAAGTTTTAATGTGCCTGAGCTTGTTCTACCAAATACAATATTATTATCATGATTTAATAAAGCCACTACATCATTATCTAGTACCTTATCAAATGCTCTATTATTAATCTTTTCTTTAAACCCTCCTAAATCTTCGCTTAGTTGGTCAAATACGGCAGCATACCCTCTAACGATTGTATCACCTGACTCAGTTGTTTCTGCTCTTAGCTCAGAGCAATCGAATTGTCTTATTTCTAAATCTTTACTCATCTCCTTGCTTTTCGTTTGTTGCTATCATATTCATAGGCACATAGTACTTATTGCCATCAACACTATCATTCATGTTTTCCTTTCTCCTTATCTCGTTAGGGCTAATTGCACCAATAGCAAACAGCTTTGCATAATACTCAGCTCTAGCTTTGCTATCTCCTCTCAATAATGCGCTAGTGTTAAATTCAAAGTAAGTAACACCTTTCTCATTTTCAAATATCAGCTTTTTATTAAATTCCTGTTCTATCTTCTTTAACATCGGAGTAATACAGAAATTTAAATATTCTATAGACTGATGTTCAATATTGCTAAATGTTGCTCTGTCTAAGTCTGCTAATAAATGTGGAGGCACTCTAAAAATACGAGCTATCTCTAAAATACTAAATTTACGAGTAGAAAGGAACTGCGCCTCGTCTGGTCTAAGCTGTAAAGGTTTGTACTGCATGCCCTCCTCTAAAACTGCTGTCTTAAACGACCCACCATATCCACTGTGGTAAGTTCTGTGCCATTGTTCAGATAATGACTTCATAGCATCAGCTCCTAGATTGCCAGGATGCTGTAATACACCCCCGACCTTTGCGCCTGACTCAAAAAATTCTTTTCCGTAAGTCTGTGCTGCTATTCCTAGAGCTATGTTATCCTTTGCTGCTGATATTCTGCTTTGCCCTACAATACCATCTAAAGCCATATCAGGAATATGTATTATATCAGATGCCTCATAATTGCCTTGCTCTTTTACTTCATAAATAACACTATTCTCCTTAACATGTACTTTAACATCATCAGGATGTATCAAATACAATGCTATTGGCAAGCCTCTAGGATTCCTTTGTATGTGTGCATATGCATTACCATACAATAAAAGTGTATTTATAAAAGTTTCAAAGAATATATATTTTGTTTGTATGTGATTCGGCTCGCTACCTACTAACAAGTATAAAGGATTGTCTGTGTATTGCTCCCTCCCTCTATCAGTCTTTATATAGTAGTTAAATGGCAGCTGGCTTATCGTTTCGCTTATAACTCTTACAGCTGCATATACAGCGCTAAAGGTTAAGCTAGTCTGTGGATTAACAATTACATTTTTACCACTAAATCCTAGAGCATAATCTATAAAATTACGCTTTTCAGGCGCTGTTTTCTTAGCTCTAAATCTGTCAAAAAATCCCATTAAATATTATTTTTTTGCAATTTACGAATATTTTTTGTATAAATCAATAGCTAAATAGTGAAAAATCCTTTGTTATCTCGCTTGTATTTACTAACTACAGGAGCTTCAGAATACATTTCCTCACCTACTGCCATACACATAGCCATTATAGTATCTATCTTATCGGAACTACGCGCCTTATTGGGCTTAATGTTTCCAGCGCTATCGGATTCAAGTTGCACATTACCAAACTGCCATCTAACAACAGGATCTTTAAAGTATATAAAATCACCTGTCATTACTTTGCTCTCTATCTCCTTTGCAGCTGGTGATAATGATTTATAGCCCATACCAAATGCACTCATTTTAAGTCCCTCCTCTATACATTCTATCACTAATTGGCTACTATTCCATCTATCATATGCTATACTTTGCACCTGATACCTCTCACATAGCTCAAATATTTTAGCTTTTACATAATTATAATCGGTAACATTACCTGGTGTTATCTCTAAATAATCAGCAAATTGCTGATAATTTACACCATCTTTACCCCCTGTTCTACCCTCGTATTTATCCTCAGGTATAAAAGTCCAATGCTTACAGATAATCTTTTCACCTATTCGCCAAGATAAAACAAAGCTAGTTAAATCTCTAACAGATGCTAAATCTAGGCCACCATAACAAGGCGCACTCAATAAAACCTCATCACTTATTGTATCATTACAAGCTATTATATCAGCATCATTTATCCATCTACTCTCTGAGCTAGTCCATTGATTAAGATGCAAACGCCTAAATACATTTTCATAGCTAGGCTGGGCTAATGCTTTCTTAACTTCACGCTCCATATATGAGCGCTTTAGAGATACATCTAGGCCAGGATTGGCTTTTGCCCATGTATCAGGATTATCAATTTCATCATCTTCCTCTGCCTCAAATATTACAGGCAAGAACTGATCATCTATCAAACTACCATCTTTTACACGCTTTGCGTAATCATACATCTTATAACACGCGCTAAATTTGTCAAAACCAGCTGTGGTAATTGCTATAGATATAGGGCTTTTTCTTGCTCCTGTAGATGTTTCTAGTACTTGCCAAAGGTTTTCTGTTCCATCATCACGCATTCCATGCAGCTCATCGTATATAAATGCGCTAGTATTAAACCCGTGTTTTGTGCTTGTTTCTCTACTTATGGCCTTGTAAAAGCTACCCTGTGCATTATATACAATACTATTTTTAAATATTTCAACATAGCTCTCTAGCTTTGGATTGTTTCGCACCATATCAGCCACTACACTATAAACAATCTTTGCCTGTTCTTTATCATTTGCTGCGCTGTAATACTCAGCTCCATACTCCTGATCTAAGTACAACAATGTTAAAATAATTGCAGCTGCTAGTGTGCTTTTTCCATTTTTTCTAGGTAGAAATATAAAAGCAGTTCTGTACTTTCTGCTATCATCTTCCTTATTTTTCCAACCAAATAAGGGCTTAATAATTTGTTCTTTTTGATATTCTTGTAATATAAATGGAGTCTTTGCTAGCTCTCCCTTTGTATGTGTTAGATGTGTTTCTATAAACTTAACAGCCTTGTTAGCTGTTTCCTCATCGAAATAGTATTTACTCATAATTTAAAAGTATTATCTACAATTTCAGGCGCGTTTATTCTAGTTCTAGCTGATGGAGTAAGCCCAAATTGGCAAGCAATCTTTAATGCTTTAGCTAGGGCATCATTTGCAATTCTTTGCTCAGGCTTTGCTTGTCTTTTAGTAAGCGCACCATCTTCATTATAAAATTCATCAATGCGCCCTAATGTTTTTAACTTCTGCTCCATCTCTACATACAAGCCCATTTCATTTGCGTAAGCAGTAACTAAAGATAAGTCTACAAGGTGCAGCATCCTCTTACTATGTAGCTCTGTGCAAACTATCTCAAATTCACGCTGTCCGTATTCACTTAGGCCCATAGGTGCAGCTGGAATGTTAGCAAGCAAACTAACTTGCATCTCATTCTCATTTACTCTGCAAGGCTGATCTGTGCCAGCCATACGCTTTAGAGCTGTTGGTTTCGGAGGCCTACCTTTACCCATTGTCAAAAATTATTCCTATGTAAAGAATTAAAAAAAACATACGCAGCTCAATCACATCAACCTCCTCGATTTCATCAATTGTAACCCCTACGCAAAAGCCTTTTATTAAAGCAAATTCAAAGTGAATCATAAAGTCTCCATTTTTGCACGCGTAAACAAACGTTTATGAGGCGGCGATGTACTAGCATATAGCTGTAGATATTTACTATGCCCTCCCCTATATATTTTATTTATCACGCGCACTCTTTCTATTGTGGCATGTTGTGCACAAGCCTTGTAAGTTATCGGGTGATAGCTTTGCTCCTCCTAATCTAATACTTAATATATGATCGACTACATTAGAGCTAACAAATATATTCTTTTTCTCACACTTCTTACATATTGGATCTCTCTGTAATATCATCCGTCTTAGCTTACGCCATTGTCTGCTGTTGTAGAATGTTGCATTGCTTGTATCCATACCACTAAAGGCTTTATCTTTATCCTTAACATAAGTACTTCTAGCCTTAACAGCTAAGGTAGTTCTATTTCCCTTTGGTAAGCTAGGCATCTTCTAACCTCTCTAATACCATAGTGATTAAGCTCTCCATCTTCTGCTTATAGTATTCTTTAAATGTAAGCATACTATTCTCTTGTTGATGTAGTAAGTACAATGCCTCTCTAAGTCTTTGGCTGTGGCTCTTACCTTTTATATCCTTTAGCTCTTTGGTAGTCTGTTCTATTATATCTTTTTGCTCAGCGCTTATATCTCCTGTAGATAGTAATAGTAGTACTTCCTTTCTCCTGTAATCAAATAGCTCAGCACATTTGCTACTATCTAGCTCAGGTGTTCCAAATGTGAGCTTTAGTGTTCCGTCAGCTCTAGTAGCTATTGCCTCTAATCCAGCTGGTAATGTTATTGTCATACGTTGCTTATAGTATCAATTAATGTAATTACATCCTCATTAGATATAACCCCTAATAATCTACCTAATACAATAAGCCCTGTAATAATATACATTATCATCTTAGGCCAATTAACAACGCCTGGCTTAGTAAAACCATCTTCTCTGATGTTGTTTTGTATCTCTTTAATTACGTTTCCGAATGGCAAGGCTGGTAAAATCCCCTTACCTACTTCCTTAATAATTTTCTTTAGTTTCATTTGTTCTATCGTTTAAAAAATAATTTTCTAATAAATCAATACATTCATCATAACCTTTACAAACCTCTGCCAAATAACCTCGATCTAATAAATCACTTATCCAATCTTTCTGTAATTGGCTAGGGTAGCATTTCTTATTTAGCTTAATCTCTATAAATAGGCCAAAGTACCCACCTCTAGCTGATAGTATTTGAAGATCAGGGAATCCAGCAACATAGCCTGTAGCTTTAGCTCGTTTACGTTGAGAAATATGCTTTTGATATTGGCCTCCTAAGCTAGCGCAGTATCTAACATAAGGCCAACGCCTTTTAATGTAGTTTACTACAGCTGTTTGCAGCTCTGCCTCTGTCTTATACTCTATAATTGCGGCCCTTAACTTCAATTTCTATGTGTTTTAGTACTTCATCAAATTTATGATATAATGCTATGCAGCTAGCATACATTTTAGCTGTTTTTTGTCCCATTAACTCATCCAAGCTAACTCTTTCTCCTGTAGATCTTCTCTTTTTTAAATCAGCTTGCCAATATGTGTTGGCCTCTTTTTTGTATTGCTCAATATCCTTTTTTGAGAGCTTAATATACTTTAAATTCCAAAAGTGATTAAATATGGCATAAGTAGCCCAATCAATCTTAGGCTCTGTCATGGTCTTTCTCTCATCAATGTATGGTATTATACATTTCTGTATAAATTCTTCCTCTATGGCGTTTATTTCATCAATAGAGGGCTTTTTATGTTCTATGCTCAAGTTGGTACTTTTAAAATTTTTAATTTTATTAGCTTTATAGCTTTTGTATGCTGTCAACACTTTGCCCATTGTAATAGAGTCAAGTTTCTGATACATCTCTATTCCTAGCTGACCAGC